AGTGACTTCAACATGGACGAATTTGGATATCAACAACAAACCAAACTTCACAATAACAACGCCAGGAGAAGCCTTTCAATTTACAGAAAGTTATTCTGGCCCAGGTCTTTCAAATCACACAATAATAAATCGCACGACAACTATACAAAGCGTAACAAATACAACAAGCACCTTCTCAAACTGATTTCAATCTGTTTGTTAGGATCTGCATCACCTACATTTGCGAGTGATATAGGTGGTGTTTCTGCGACAGCAAATCCAGTAGCAAACAGTTCTGGAAGTGTCACAAATCAAGCTATACAAGTTTTACAAGGACCGTATATAACTAACACATATGGAAATGGCATACAGTGTCAAGGTCCTACCATGAACGTTACACCGTTCTTAACAGGTAATATCGCAATCAAACGTCCATATGAAGATTACTGGCAAGACCCTGTATATAATAATGTAGACGCAAATAATGACGATGTACCCGATAATCCAGGTCAAATTTTATATTATAAACCAGTTAAAACAAATCAAAAAGACAGCACTACCGTATCACTTGGTATTTCTGCAACTTGGTCGAAACCATTAGATAAAGACTTACAACAACAGTGTAAAGATGCAGCTGCTGCAAATATTGCATTGATGGAACAAAATGTAGCAAATAAAAGATTAGACTTTGAAATTGCAAGACTCAAAAACTGTGGAGAGTTAATGAAGGCAGGAATAATGTTCCATCCAAAGTCACCATATTATAAGGTATGTGCTGATGTAGTATTAGTCAATCCACCAGGCGTAGTTGCAGATCATACTCATACTATCGAACATAAACCATTACCAACTACATTACCAACTGGTGATGCAAGTACATTAAAAGAAATATCAATCGGCAATCCATGAAGGTAGAATTTGAAAAACAATTTGGCAAGGGTGTAGATCCTTGGTATGCGAAAGCAGAGAGATGGGCAAAGAAACAAAAGTTTCCTATCTCTTTTCTTGCGTTAGGACTTATCGCATATCTCAAAAAAGTATGGATTAATGTTAAAATCGAAAATACAATGAGAGATGTTGATAGACAAGTTGAAGAAATAAAAAAAGACTGGGATGGTTTCACTCAACCAACACCAAAGATAATTGAAACTCCATCAGAAGTAAAAGGTTTAAATGATATGTCTATTTCTTTTTCAGAGGAGGAAGACCCTTCTTCTGACGATACTCATTAGCTATTATTTCTGCACGGGTAGGTGGTGTTACTTTCTTACCCATTTTTTTCTGTAAAGTTTTCCATAATTTTGTAATCACTGGTTTGAAAACTCTTAGTAATAATGGAGTTGCAGCTGCACCTGCTGTTGCAACAACTGCGATTGCCACAGTTGTGGTGGTCTGATTTACTGAAGGAAGATATTTTTCAACTGGTGTAGTTGCCTCATATAATGTCTCACAGGTTTTACCATCAGCACTCAGTTGATGACCGATAACTCTTTCATCACCTGATTGTGTAATATCACCAACTCTTAATTGACCAGGACCAGGACAAGGCACCTCTTCCTGTCCACCTACGTTACCAGTATCAGGTATTTCTGGTGGTTCAATTTCTGGTGGTGGTTGCACTGGTGGTGCAGGTGTTTCTCTTTGTATGATTAATTGCTCTGGTGTATAATCCATCGCATCATATGTTGGATACTCACCATGAGGACATAGAGTTGTAGAACCTTTCTCGTCTTGATTAACTAAATCCTTATCAAAAGGTAAACCTGTAACCTTATCCTGATTGTCCTTATGCATTTTAACACAGCCAGGTATTTCCACAATCGGAAATCCAATCTGTGTAGTTACAGATGGGTGATTACTTGGAACAAAAGGCACACCATTTAACCATACCTCATTTGTACCAAACTTTGGTATTACAACATTTGGAATATTAATCTGATTTATTTCCGACATTTACTTTACCTGTCACTGGTGGCATAGTGAGTTGAATTGATTGATAAACTTGTTTTGCTATGACACTTTTGATATACTCTCGGTTCTCATCAATACGTGCCTGTCTTGTCATATTCGCATAGACAGTCATACCAATGAGAAATATAACACCTGCGAATGATGTTGCTGACATAATATTAAAGATGTTCTTCATTCTTCTTCTTTTTTTGAGTTAGAATTGATGCCTTTTTCGGCAGCATATAATGCGAATGACTTAGTTGCTAAACCCTGCATCGTTTCTTTGATTGCTTGTGTGTCTGCATCAGAGCAGATCTGCTCTTCAAAACATCCTACCACTGCACCTGCAACGATAAGAAGTTCTGCCACGACAACTGCGAATACTAAACGGAATGCCCATAGACCTCCATTAAAACCTTTGATTGCTGCTTTCATTTTAACCCTCTAATAGTGTGCCAAAAGACCTACGTATCTCACGTAGTTCTTCAAAGTCTTTTTGTTTCGTGCCACCATCATATGCCCATGCATAACCTTCATTAATCATCAGTTCGTTCAACGATAGTTCCGCATCACCAATATATAACCAACCAAGCAGCCTACCATACTTACCAACCCCACCTTTAAGTTCAGTACGTATAGTGAGTTCATCATCTCCATCAATTGCTCCCTCCAATTTTTCTTTTAACCAATTAGTGGCATCTATTCCCAATGCCTTCTCTTCCAGATTTCTTGTTCTTTTCTCTGGCGTATCAACTCCTGCAACTCTAACTCTTTCTTTCTTGTATAAATCAAACCCAAGATCAATGGTGACATCAATAGTATCCCCGTCAAGAACACGATTAATCTCCGTCACTCGGAAGTTGTAGCAGCTCTTTCTGCTCGGTGGAACCATTGCTCCCATTGTTAAACTCCATAAGTGCACTATTTATAGCGTCAGTAGGGTCGGTCATTTTCTTTTCTCTTTGACCTGCTTTAATATATTCAATTGCTCTATAAACATTATCCCAATGACTCTCTTCAATTTCTAACTCAAATGCATGTGCAGGGGGATCTGTAACTGGTGCTGTACATCCAACTAATATAAGTGGTATTGCCAAATATTTAATCATTTGGAAAAAAGTGATCGTATCTCATTATGTAGTATATCACAACTGCAACTGAGATGACAAGTATCAATATCATCCAAACAATACTCCAAACAACCATTAGATCATTGACATTGCATGATGTAATTCGTGTGCATGTTTAAGTTCATCCTCTGCTATTTCTGCTATCTTCTTATCCTCTGGATGGTATGCCAAATACTTAATATAAGTCTCATAAGCATGCTTTTCAATCTTCATGTTAATATCATAAGCGTTAATAGGATTGATAAAATAGTAAGCAACCATGATCCAATAATAAAGTAAAACAAGATGCTTGGCAAAGAACCTGTCGATCCAATGTTTATTTCCCTCCCTGAGTTCCATCTCTTCCAAATGTTCTGTTTCATTAAGTGCCTGATAGAAATGTTCTTTCATTAAGTAAATATGGTCTTCACCTCTTAATCCTAACGACTCTCGAAAATGTAATACACTAATAAATGAGAAGTACGGTGCTCTTGCAATAACTTCTAATACCCAGAATCTTTGAAAATCTCTACCTCTGTAGAGAAAGTCTATGATATGAATTGTGGTGTCTAACACCCATGTATTAAATTTTTTCATAACTTTATGTCTCTATAAGTATATATACTCAAAGGATTGCTTTTAAGATCCATTCTTTAGAAAGAACAGGATCACCTAACAAATCAAGTTGAAGACCATCAACATCTATGAAGATGTCGTCTTCCGCTTCCTTTCGACAATGCTGCCAGTAATATGTTCTATCTTCTCTTCGATATAAGTACGAAGTGTTGTGTGAATCAAGGGTGAACATGGCAATGCATTCTTGTTTGTGTTGCCAACATGGATCGAGTGCTCTCTTTTCATACTCAGTCACGTTGTCTCCAATCATCAGATCTATCGTTCTTAAACCAATCTGCGATATCATCAGCACCATTAAAACCTTTTTTATAGTTTTTTGGATTTGAATCCCCAATGTCTAAGTACTTAAGACAAGATCCATCTTCGTCTGTTGATAATCTTCTTGCTTGACTCAACATACCTCTTGCAGAAGTATTAACTTTTGATAATTTTTCTGCCCATATCATATCTTCCAAAGTAACTTCTGTCCCTGCTGCAATGTCTTTGCATATTGCTTGCAATCTTAAACGGTATTGTGTTGATAGCATAAAAATGTTGTAATTACTTGTATTTAATCACAAATTTTTTAGGGTTTCAAGTAATGTCATGTTACCGTGATAATAACCCATTATATCAATGATAAGTATACTTAATAGCATAATACCAAGTGCAATCAACTGAGGGTGAGTTTCTTTCTTTTCTGTATGAGGAGGTAGAATTTCTTTGAATCTATTCATCCTCTCTTTTAATTGATTCCAAACAAAAAGGATGTTCGTATAGATACGGAACATCCTCTCTTGCGTTTCTTACGGCTTCAAATGCGTCATCTGCATATTCACCTATTTCGTAATAATTGTTTTGTTGGTCGTGCCAACTAAGTGTGTAATGGGACATGATAGTTTCAACTCCAGTACAATAATATTTATTATAGCACTTAAGTATAATTACGCAATATTATGTCGGTTTACACACTAACAATCTTTGTTGAGATCTTCTACCATCTGACCACCAATCTCAGCACCTTGATTACCTGAGAACATAGTTACCCAACCAGCAGCCACCCAACCAATAATGGGAATATTGGCAACAGTAGGAGCAACACTAGCACCAACACTGGAACCCACGAGTCTTCCTGTGTTTTCTCCTCCTCCGATTGCTTTGATACAAGCTTCGGATTTTCCGTCTGCGATTGTTGTTGATGTACTATTCGGTCTTGTGTGAACTGAACCGTCCATCGTGTACTGTTCAATTGTTTTAACTTTGTTGTTACCCAATCCCAGAAACCCTGCTTTTGTATTACTATCCCGTTCCACATGCATCACTAGAGGGTCGTTTGCACGATATTTAATTCTATATCCTTCTTTTCCGACTTCCGCTTCGTATGCTGTATATGGTCCTACTGGCACATTGATACTTGGCAATTTACTCTCACGATTCATAAGAGTTCCAATCATACCAATATGAGAGAGACCAAGAATCCCTCCGAGTCCAAGTGCAAACAACTTAGACCATTTCACTTCTTTCTTATCCATTATTTCTTAGGAGGAGTTGGAGATGATGCAATTACCATTGGTGCCTGTTCAAGACGTATGGTTTGTGCAGGTGCAGTATTAGCTGCTTTCTCAATGAGTTTTTCCATATCTGCCTTTGATATTTGTGGTCCTTGTTTTGCAGCAGCACCTTTTTTATCTTTTGCAGTTTGAATTCCAAAACTAGCTAGGACTCCTGTAAAGACACTCGCTATGAAAGTTGGATCAATGTTTTTCTGAGGAAAGTTAGGAATCGCAACATAATTCAATGTCAATATTCCACCACTCCAGATTAAGATACCCAAGCGCACAAAAGTGGAGAAGATTTCCATCTGCTCCTCTTTGTCCTCTGTGAGTTCTTTTAACTTACCGAGTGGTCCTACCTTTTTAGGTTCTTCCTTTTTTACTTCTTCAGCCATAAAAATTAAGACGACTATTTATATATAGACATCTTAACTTTATATTAACTGTTTTCGATTAAAAACCAAGTGGTAAAGTAGGTGCTGTGGGTTCTGCTTGTCGTGTTGGTTCATCAGGTGCTGCTAGACCAGGTAGTCCTAGACCCTCAAGTGCTCCAGTACCAGCATCTCCACCAAGTATTCCACTCATTCCACCTGGCATCACTGCTTCCATTATTTTGCCTTTGACGTTTTCGATAATCGCATCCTTGCGTATGAATACGTAACCACCAAGACCAATAACGGTGAGAGATACAACACCACTTGCAATAGCGATTCCATTTACAATTTTCTGTAACATGATTCTAATTAATACAAATTATATATCATACTCGCTCCCATCACCAATATATGCGAGAGAAATAATTTCTTCATCAGAATTTTTGTTATAAGATACAATCCACTCTTCAAATTCTTGACGAAGTGCATTTCCATTCATAACATTTTCAATTTCACCATAACTACAGAGTTCACAAATACGAGTAAGTGACCAATCATGAGTGTCATTCACCGTCTGTTTCAAAGTTGCCATAATCTTTACGCATATATCTGCCGAGTATATTGCTATTATAGTACTTTGGTGTCCCGTCGTCAAGTGCTTCTGTCAGCACATTATGAAGAAACAATTGTTTCGTTTCTTCATAATTTACTTTTCCAAGGGTTGTGTGGAGACTGAGGATCTCTCTTTTGAAAGATTCTCTTCCAATCTCTCTAATGTCTCGTTTAAGATCATCAGAGCTCCCATAATATCTCTTCCAATCTGATTCACTTGTGACTCTTCGTTTTGCTCCTCTTGGTTTTCTCTTCTGCAAGAAGTACTTTCTTCCAATGTAGGACTTCCCGCTGGTGGTATTTGTGATGCGATAGACGAACCCATAGTAGTCACCAATATCATCAGAGGTAAAAGCATTACCTTTGTAAATCCAAGGGTTTTCATAATCAACTTCCATCCTATAAGAATTATCTTTCTTATATAGACTGATTTTTATAACTTAAATCCTGAGAACGTATCTTTCTTTACGTCTTGTTTGATACCACCAACGATATAAGACTCAACCTCTGTTTCTTGTGGTGCCACTTGCAAACCTTTAGAACTAATCCAATGCTCTGTCCAAGGTAATGGATTGTTTCTTGCAGGTACATCATAAATTGGTTTGAATCCAATCGCACGTATTCTACGATTTGCTACCCACTCAACATATTGCTGTAGTAGTTTATCATTCAGTCCAATCATTGAACCATCTTTGAATAGATACTCTGCCCATCTCTTTTCTTCATCAACAGTATTCTTAAACGCTTGAATCAACCATTGCTCTTCTTCTTTTACAATATCAACCATCTCTGGGTCATCACCCTTTCTCCAATTGTTTAGTATATTCTGAGTAATCGCAAGGTGTTGGTTCTCATCTCTCGCAATAAGTGAGATGATTTTTGCTGACCCTTCCATAAGTTTGAGTTCACCAAAAGCAAAAGAACAAGCAAAAGAAACATAAAAACGTATACCTTCCAAGATATTGACATTAGCAACTGCACGATAAAGTTTTCTTTTCAATTCTTTTCTTTCAAAGGTAGAATTGTAACTACCTTTCCAATCATCTCTCCACCAATTACTTTGATCATACTGATGTGCTTGGTTCACAAAATTATCATAAGCACCTGTCACATTCGCAGCACGTTCTAAAATTCTATCATCATCAAGAATAGTATCAAAAACCTCACTTGGATTTGAATACACATTCTTCATGATGTATGTGTATGAACGTGAATGAATCATTTCCATCATCTGCCATACGTTCATACATGCTTCTAACTCAGGTAGAGAGCAATATGGTGCAAATGCCATGCCAGGTGCACGACCTTGCACAGAGTCAAGCATCACTTGATACTTCAAGTTTGATGTAA